ATGTCTGGACTGATCAATCCACATGCGGCCCCGGAAGAAGCAGCCTATGCGCTGCTGATTGAGCTCGTTCGCGCCCAGCGCGTGCCGCAATATGAAGGCGAAATTTCCGGCCTGCTGGCGATGTACGACGAAGCTGTTAAACACTTTAAAGAGAAAGAGACCGAGCGTTAGGCGTGGACATCGTGGTGCGAGAAAAGCGTGACGCCTGCGGAAGCCGCGCAGGCGTTGGCTGGATAGCGGCTTGGGTCATCAGCTGCCGCGGTAGGTAGAGTATCCGTACTGACTGAGCAGCAGCGGGATATGCAGTTTTTGATTTTGCTTTGTGACATTGAAAATAACCGGAATCACCGGGAAGAACGTATTCATATTTTGGCTTTTAAAATAGTCACCGGTTTTAAACGTCACTTTATACACCCCCGGCTCCATATTCTCCGCCTGCGGATAGAGCGACTTAATCCGCCCATCGGCATCCGTTTTACCGGTGGCGATATGCTGCCAGCTCTCCCCCTGCTGTTTATCCAGCTCAATCTGCACCCCCGGTGAAGGGAGCCCGGTTTGCTGATTAAGAATGTGTACGCTGAGCGTCCCCTCTGGCGCCGCCAGCGCGCTGAAGCTGAGCAGAGAAATTACGGAGGCGATAACTAATTTCATAATCGTGACCTTATTGGGCAAGTGAAAGTGCCCTAACTATAGTCAGCGCGGCGGGGAAAAAAATTAAACTTTTTGTTATCAGATTGCGGTTATTTGGCGGGGAACGGTACAACTGGGTGTACTCTGAAACAGGCCGCAAGCGGCCTCCTGCACAGAGAAGTCGGCTAACAGATATGGTTTGCGAAGCCACTTTTCATCTTGAAAAGTAGATTTTTTCCGGATAGCGGGTAACGAACGTCCGGGACCTACCGCTGATATTTATACCGTTAGACGCTCGTTGTCAGAAGAGGGATTGATTGTATATAGACTTTGGATAAATGTTTGGCCAGGATGGGAGCATAGCTTGTCACTGATGCACTCAATTTTACAAGGAATAACCCGATGCCATTACCCGAACGTCTGCAACCAGCCAAAGTAAACCGCCAGAAACTGAAACAGCTAGCGGACATGGCCGAAGAGATACTGGCGCAAATTGATAACGGGGCTAAGGAAGAGGATGCCGGGTTGAAAATGTTGATAAATGACTGGAATAGCCAGGTTATTAACCCGTATGCATTCTCTGATTTCCGGGATTTCTCTTCATGGACCAGTGCAAAAGACTTCACCCGGATGGCGTTTAATCAAGAAAAATACGTGGCGGATTTATCCTGGGATGAGCTGATTCAGATCATCCAGTTTGTGTGTCAGGCCGAAGGTAAGGAATCTGAACAAAGCTACGCGCTGGGACTGCTTGAGAAAAACTTTGATGCCAATCCATCCGACCTCATCTACTGGCCTAATGAATGGTTTCAGGATAAAGACATGCTTCATGTCGATTTAACGCCTGAAGAAATCGCCGGATACCTGATGGCAAAATCTGGCCGGCGGCTAAGCGATGCGCCGCAAATCGAGCTGAAGTATCCTATCCCTTCAAATATTTAAGGTGTATTATCCTGCCCGCAAAATGTGAGTACGGGCCCTGCTCCAGTGAGGAGTCTACCAGGTATATAGCCTGCGGATATTCAACGTAATGCGCGACTATTATGAATAATTCAGAGTAACGAACCATGCATAATTTGCGTTATGTCCGACGCCCTTCAGAAGCCAGCGATAGTGTAAGTATCACTGCAAAAAGCAGGGCGAGGCTAAACGTTGTCTTGCAATAGGTAGACCAGGCGATCAACTACTGATGAATCCGTTTAACGCTCCGCCAGGCGCCAACTCAATGAATGCCAAGTCATCGACAGCATGCACATCTTTGCTGATGAGTTACCACTTAATAACCCCCTGAGTGCTATCCAGGATTGATAGCGGAAATTAGAGGATAAAAGTACATAGCTGCAAAGGTGTTCGAGTTAGTCGGTTACGTCGTGCCCATGAACCTATTTTCGGGTAATCTGGATGTTGCTATTACCGCGGATGCGGAAAGTATTTCTCCATTTTCACGAACTCTGGTTCAACCCATTTAGGCCCCTTCACTACTTGACCATTCTCACCAGTCATCAAAATTCCGGCCTGATATAATCGGTCAAACGACTCGATTAATTCCGCATTTGTGATGTGCTCTGTTCGCCCCCTGATGATTAATGGGTCTAATCTGTACAAAGGAATCTTGTACGCAAGCGCGGTTAGCAGGTCATCAATAGACTCATCACGAAGCATTGCCTTAAATCTTTCAAGTTCAATATCTGACATATGAAATCAGGCTCCTGTTCTTTCAATATAACGAACGAGTATTCATATATTACCCAAGCCTTAATATTTTTGAGGAGGGCTCCTGACAGCAACTGTATCCTACCACAGCCGCCATGCTTAGCGCTCGCTGATTATCGGTCTGAAAACATGATGCGGGTAATGAAGTGCCCCTGCTGTTACGTGTCGTTGGCTGACAATAATGCATTCCAGCTCACGCGCATCAAACGGTGATAAAGGCCACCGCCATCAGACAGCTTATAGGGTTTGTCCTTAGTTTTAGATATATCGACCTGGCGGGCTGCGAGCTTCAGCTGGGGTATCTCCTTTCATTGAACAGGAATCTCCCTCCACATGAATGTGGATTTCAATGAATCATAGAAGACATTGAGGTAATGGAATATTTGAAAATGCCGCGTATATACTGGGTTGAGTAGACTTCAGAGGACGCTAAGAGAAGTGAGTATGGCACGCCCTACAGGATTCGAACCTGTGACCTACGGCTTAGAAGAAAGTAGAGCGTTAAATAACACACTGTAATCACACATGTTTTCCGCGTTCGCATCCGGTTTTGTGTCTTTTCGTGTCGTTTGAATACATCCCTGTCTTTATCGTGCATTCCTGTCACGCCACAATTACGACACACCCGTTACGCGAATTCTTCCAGGATCAGGATTCCATCCGCGCCATCGCCGCCGGTATAAGCCGTGCTGGTAAACCCGAGGTCATACGCGCCACCACCACCGGAGCCGGGAGCTGCGCCAGCAATACCGGCCTGAGAACCCGCCCGGCCACCGCCGCCAAAATACGACGCCCCACCGTTGCCCGTCAGAAGGCTTGACCCTGTCTGTCCATCTGAGCCGGCACCTCCGTTGATCCTGACATCTCCGGCCGACGCCGTACCTCCGGCGCCGCCGGCAGTATTGGACACGCCTGACTTCACGCCGCCTTTCCCGCCAGGAGCTGAGAACAGGCTGGCAAACGAGGTAGCCCCACCATCCGCACCACTTACTGCACCAACTCCGCCCTTTCCACCCTTGCCGACAGTAATCGCGTAAGAACTGGCAGCAGACAGGTCAACCCATACGACAATGGTCGCACCCGCACCGCCACCGGCACCGGAGAAGGTTTCTGTATTGTTGGATGCCTGGCAGCCGCCACCGCCGCCGCCGGCACCAGTCAACGTTACTTTTGCATAACGGGCCAGAGGAGATCGCGTATAGGTTCCATTTGCATAGAAAGATTTTGGAGCGCCAAGTGAACGCCCGACAAAACCAGAGGAATCAGATATTCCGAGATTATAACGGGCTTCATTTACCGCATCCTCACCGGCATCTTTAATTTCTGACAGGTTATTACTGATCTGCAGGAAGGATAATAATGACCCGGCGGTCATTAAATTCGCGACAATATCATTCGTTGACCATACGCGTGCCGTAGTTCCTTCCTGACCACGAATAACTGTCATCACGTCACCGGATACAGACGTGACGTGCATAATTTCAGAAATTGTTTTCGTGGCCGCGTCGGTTATCGTTAATTTGAAATAGCTCTGCCCTGACACAGGGGAAGGAAATAAAGCCCCCGCTCCAGTACCCACGGTAATAACGGTAGCGGACGCGCTAATACCCGCAGCGAGCACACTCTTTGCGTTATTATTGGCTAATAGCTTCAGCGCCATATATACCCCAGTTAAATAATAGAATTATCAGAACGAACATCGCAGATAGTAAACGTCACGACGCCGGCGACAGTGACATCGTCCAGGGCCTCACCTTCAATCGCTTCGCCGTCTTCAGTAATCAGCGAACGCCCTCTCAACGTGGCAAGTTCGGTCCCGCCGCCGTGCTGGATAAGAACCTGGCTTCCCTGCTTTGGCTTCAGGGAGATATCCAGCACAACATAACCGCCATCCCTTTCGAAAACGCGGGTGTTCGGCCCAACATTGCATATCGAGTTAACGGACAGGCGCTGTTCTACGTAGTCCGTCGCGGGTGAAGGGAATCCCATTAGATCACCCTCCCCATGTTGACCATCATCCACAGCCTGTTTTCGCTATGGTCCGGCGTCTTATCGACGAAATACGTCTGCTCGCGTGCGATCCAGGAGTTCGCCTCCACCTCGGATAAGTGGATGCCGCGCCGGAGCAGTGCGGTAACGAAGTCTCGGGTGTGAAGGTACTGGAACCCCTTGGAACTGCGCAAAATGGACTCGCGGAAAGCCGCGGCGATGTCTGACTGACGGTGCATGATCTGCCTCCGATTGATACTGTTTTTATATACAGTAGTTTCATCAAGGAGTCGGATCAATACTTGATGATGACTTTGTTTTATCTTCCGGTAGCCTCTTAAATTGCTTTTCACACAACTAATTGATATCAATACATGTTTTATCCAAGACACTCCGCCACCAAAATGAGTACAACAAGTGACACTCTTGTTCGCAGAATACTACGTAAATCCGATGACCTGGGCCTCAAGCTCAGCAAAACTGGGGTTGACTACGAGGCCCTACAGTCACATGGTTGGGCTGAAACTTCAGATGGCACTAACACGATAATGGTGGAGCTTACTGATGGCGGTAAATTGCAATTCTTCTTATGTGTCAAACATCTGAGCGCATAACTCGTTATTGCATCGCCAGTAAAAACTGAGAGACAGATATTTTTTCTGCTGAGGTAAGAATGCCGTTCATCAACAGACAAGACTTAATGTACTTGGTACTTGTTTCGCTGTTGTTATCAGTTTTTCTACCAAGCAGTACATTATTAGTACCTGCCACCCTGGTCCCGGGAAATGTTTCACTCCCGGAAATAAGAGTTCCAGTTTCAGGATTAAATATATCTACTGTAACGGAGCCTTGAGTTATCGATGCGCAAAATGCAAACATATCTCCGACTGCGATTGCGGTTGGGAATGTAGCGTAAGCATAACCAGCTGAAGATTGTCCGTTATTTTGTCCAACACAAAAAAGACTTCCTGTGCCGTTTGTAAACCCTACCGAAAAACCACTTGCAGCAGACCCACTGCCAGCAAAATCTGCAATCATATGGGCGTTAAGTGATGCGCCTGCTGGATTGCGCTTGGCAACCCCACAAACAGATAATGACAGAGTGGCCTTCTGATTAGTATCCATGTAATCTGTTGTATTTACAGATATATATCCAGGAGAATTGTTTACATTTCCATGAATGACTGCCGGAGAATCTTTATTATAAGAGTTGTAGGTTATGTCGGTTACGGGGTCCCCAAAATAGAAACCAGCATAAGGAGTTGCACCTGTGGTTGGCAGGCCAATAAACCAGTTTGACACATCAAAGTCAGATAAAGTTTTCATTCCAGAGATAACTGGAAGAGTGGCGTCTATATAAATAGCTGATATCGGCATTATTAAGCTCCCAGGAAAAATTCTTTTTTGATCTTTCTCGTTAGTATATATGCGCCCAAGGCGCTAAGATGCAAGGCATCTTCCCACGCACCTCCTGAACTGCTGTACACTTTGGGGAATAATTGATAACCACTAATGAAATTTACATTATATTCAACCGCTATTTCCCTCATTGCTTTATCGTATTCTGACAGTGCGGGTGTTCCTGTGGCGTTACACTGTGCAGGGGACATAAGGCAAATGCAAATATCAGGAGTTGCGCTTCTATATTTAGTAATGATTTCAATAATCCCAGATTTATACTCAGTTACCCCCTGACTCATCCGGAAGTCATTCGTTCCAAGAATAATAAAAAGGAGGTCTATATCAAGGTATTGAGCTACTGGCTTTATCCATGATGAAAAGTTGAAATAGTCACTTGCAAATGCTCCTCCATTACCCATCCTGGATACAGTCACCCCTGATGATATTGAGTTATTTTTACCATACATACCAAGAATGGAAACAACACCAGTACCGGTGCTTTGGATTGTCACCGTATGTGCAGTAGCGCTAAGTCCGCTAAAATCATACTTCTTGGCAGTCCCTGTATTACCCCCCGTGATTGTTACAGGTGCATTGCTGTCGATGGTGATGGTGAACGTTCCAGACCCATCATAGTAAAATACCGAAAGATTTGTTACGGTCACGCCCGTCCATACGAGCGAACCAACAGTGTTGTTGTTGTAGTATCCGTTGCCATCAGGGCCACAGCCATACGGCGGAATGTTCGTGTTATTGCTGCCACCGTCATATTTCGTAAAGTTTGTTGCGGTTACTGGTGATATTCCAGACATGACACCATCTGTTCTGTTTGAACAACTAATCCAGCCAGGGTCTTTGTATGTACCACCAAGAATATTAATTAGAGACTGAGGAATGGTGTTTTTCTCTGTCCACGAATCGCCGGTAAAAGCAATGTTTAGGCTGGTAGACTGGCCAGCAAAAATACGGCTATTTTTGAAAAGGAACTTGTACTGATCTCCTTCGATGAAGGAACGTACCGCATCAACTTCCCCACCAGACACCAGGTTTTTGACATATTCCTGCAATACCGGGCCAAGACCTGGAGCATCGAATAGCCCACCATTAAACCAAGCATATACGTTCCCTTGTTGGTCATATAAAAAAGGAAAGTAATAAGGTGAAAAGTCTCCTTGCGGTATAAACTTCTGGGCCCATTCGTTTGGAATTTCAGAAACAACCTGTGTAACATTTGGCCCCAGTCCGGCCACATCAAATTTGCCGCCATCAAACCATGCTGGCACCATACCATTCCTGTCAAAGAAGGCCGGGAAATAACCAGGCCTGTATTCACCTGGGACGAGGCGTTCATTAATTTTATTATCGATTGTTTTTGAAGAAGGAGAGATTACTCCTGTAGGCTGCAAAGTTCCGGAGTTGTTTATATATTCATTTGCAAGAGAGCTATCATCCGCGCTTGTCACCCAGCATTTCGCTCCTGGATGTATATTCCCTGCGTCAGCATCAGCCTGTGCCGCAGCCAGCGTCGGAAACTCGCGGGTTGTCCCTGTTATGGCCGCTGTACCCGGCTGCTTCGCCTGCAATACGGCCACGCCTGCTTTGTTTTGATACTGCCATGCAGAAGAAAGCGCATCCGGACCCTGGGCTACCCAGAAAGACTGGCCGTCAGTAGTTGCTGCCAGCCCTGCGATGGTGCCATCAGGATCGCTGGCAGTCTTATAGAACGTGAACTTATTCTGTGCGTAGTCAGAAGCGTTATCTGCATACTCTTCAGCCAGTGCTGCTGATGCAGCTGCCTGCTGGGAATATTGAGCGATAATGTTCAGCGTGTCCGCCGTCATCATGTTGGCAACCATATCATTGGCCGCCCAAGCACGCGCCAGCGTTCCTTCTTGCGCACGTTCAATCGTGAAGATGTCCCCAGCCTTAGCTGTCACGTTCACGATCTCAACCTGTGAACCGGTGGCGGCATCAGTGAGCGTGAGTTTAAAGTAGCTCTCGCCTGCCACAGCATCAGGGAACTCGGCACCAGTTCCAGCGCTAACGATCAGCGACGTGTCGGTTGCGCTGATAGCAGAAGCCAGCGTGCTTTCTGCGTTGTTTGTAGCCAAAAGGGTTAGTGCCATGTCTCCTCCGGATTTAGGCATAAAAAAACCCGCCGAAGCGGGTTAGTGTGAAATTAAAGGCTCTATATTTTTCTACATTCACTTAAAGTGATGTTACCTGCATAGACTGGGGTTAATATTTGATGTGCCGTTCCGTAAACAACCTTATATAAAGACCCGTCTTTTATTTTGCTTTCAAAGTTAACTTCATACCGGTACCCTACGCTATCTTCCCTGTAACCGACGAAAACACTTGCAGTAATATTTTCATCTTCTAATGATGCCGTTCTATCTTTTGTTATGGTATTTATGTAAAGTTCTGGACTTGTAAATACCAAGTTGTTTTGTTCATACACTTTAAATCTAACAACTTCATCAGTTACTTTAACTATCGAATTTGGTTTCAGGCCTTTAAATTCTGAGCCAAATGTTTTACATAAGAACTCACCACCTTGGTGTTCCTCATTTTCTTTTAATATGTTGGCGGCCTTTTGGTTTTCTCCTTCCTCAATCCTATCAATTAAGTATTTATGATACTCGGATGAAGTCATGCAACCAGATGAAAGAAAACATAAAAATAGCACCACAGGAAATAATTTCATAGCCATGCCCCATCAAATAAATTCAAATAAATTTATTAGTAGTGGGATAAAAAATCAATCAATTATTTCAACGCTAATTGACTGATAAAACGGCATGTGCAGCAGCCCGCTATCCATGGCCTGCTTGAAGAAAATGGCGAACTCGAAATCCTCGGTGATCACAAAGGCCGTGTCCTTCTGGTTGTACTTCCTGGAGTTATAGGCCGATGCATTGTAGATAGCGCTTCGCGTGAACCTGCGACGCCCCTTATAGATGGATATCACGATCCCGCCATCCACAAACTGGATCGATATACTCCACCGCTGGTCATTGAGGATATCGGTGCCATTCACTCCCAACAGGAACCGCAGAATACGCCGCTTTATCCATGGGATAGAGAAATAGAAGCCATCACCTTTGTAAAAATTCCAAGTCATGATTCGCTTAAAAAGGTCATCAGAGACAACAACCTGGTTCGACTGGTCAATCACCCGGTACTCATTGAATGCCAGCTGGTTAAATTCGAAGGTGTTATATGGGCCTATCTCCTGCTGATCGCTGCTGGAAATCACCGGCGGCAACACGCCATAAATGCCATGGGCAATCCACCGGAGCTGGTCACCGGTATTGTAGTCACCGATGAAAATCGGCAGGTTGGCATTAACCATCCAGTCATAAATGCCCTGCGCCATCGAGTTATACGCAGTAAAAAACGCTCGCAGATTGTCATCGTCGTTGTATTGCGTATACATATACGACCGGATGATATCGTCCAGCATGCTACGCCCCTGTTACGATCACGCCATCCGACGCGATATAAAAATAACTGAACTTATCTCCGCTGATGATATTCGTCCCGGCATCCGGTGGCGTTATCACACCATTGACGGTGACCACGACGTTTAGAGTGCTGATCAGCCCCATGTCGATTGTCGAGTTAATCGCCTGCAAGAATGCGTCTTTCAGGTTGTTAACGTTCAGCGGTTTCCCGGCGAATATGCCATTCACATACTGAATCGTAGGCGCCGAGACCAGAGAGGCGACCGTGGCATCAGTCAGGTAGTTAACGCTTTCAGTGCCCCACTGATACGTCACTGTTACGCGCTGCAGCAATGGAGTCACGAATGGGATCACGTAATTATCAGGCCAGTCATTCACCGTCACGGTATTGTTTCTGACGTTCGGCGTCACCTCGCCGCCGCCTCCCCAGGTCCCGGCTGAGGTGGTATCAATTCCGATGGAAAAAGTGTGAGGGGACAGTACCGTCACGGTCAGAGGAACGTCATTAATGCCTGTCATCCCGGTAACGCCAGTGATCCGGATAACCTGGCCGTCAGTGTAACCATGAGTCAGGTCTGTGCTGACGACACCAGGATTTGCATTCGTGATCCCCGTTACGTTCAGTGAACACCCTTTCAGCCGGCTGATATCCCCCGCAGACTTATAGAGCGCGCCAGCAATATCGTAAATATCACCGCCGGCACACATGACTATCCACTTATCCCCGTCCTGAATGACAGAAACCAGGCGCGCCTGCACGTTATCAAGGCTGGTGAGATATTGCCGGATAAATCCAGGATATCCCTGAACGGTGGCCATCTGCGCCTGCCATACGCGATCACGAAACTGATAGTTCGTTTCCGGGTCAGCACCAGGAGTGCCAGCGATCGGGTTGGTGCAAGTGATGGTGACGTCAGAAGGAAGGCTGGTGATTATCTGGTTAACCGTATTTACCGGTACTGGCCAGGTTCCGGTCTCCGTTCCTTCGCATGACACGCTGGCAGATACACCGGAAGACGAGATTATCGTCGCATCACTAACGGAATAAGTATGTGTGCCATCAGAAACAATAAACCCCTGTGGGATAACAAACCCAGCCGGGCCGGAAAACTTAATCGGAACCGTGGTAGTGCCAGCAGTTTTCTGAGCGGGAATGCCGGCCTGCTGTGCGAGAAGCTCCAGCATGGCGAGGTTAGCCTTTAGCGGCCCCACTGAGTTAATTAGATCAACCCTCGCCTGATCGCAGACGATGAGCGCGCCGACATCGGTACTGGCCACGTCTTCAATCAGAGAGCCAGGCAAATCAGTTGTGAGTCCCGGAGATAGCGCAATGGCCTGGGAAACGAGCTGTGCTCGTAGCTCCTCCGCCGTCAGAGGAACCGGGCCCGCTGACGTATAGCTGACTGGTAAATCGCTCATACGGCCACCTGTGTAATTATTTTTGAACCTGCGTTTGTGATTGCCGAGATGTTATAAACAGGCGGGTCGTCGCTGATCAGTGCAATCTGCAGCGAGGAAAAATACTGGCTGAACTGTTTTTGAATACGGTTTACGTAATACGTCGGCAGGATTTGCTGGATCACCGACCCGGCGGCCGGTATTCCGTTGTTCGCATAAAAGGGCGACTCCTGCGGCGCCAGTTTCAGATTCTGGATCAGGGTGGTTAAATACACCGAGTCATTAAACCCATTTTCGTCGGTTTCCACCAGGACCCACTTCCCCTCAGAGTTTCGGCCATAGGTTCTCACTCGGTGATACTCCCGTTAAACGTTGAAGTCGGCCCCCCGGTATCATTTCCATCGTTGCCGTTTGAATGTTCATGGCTGTTAAGCCAGGTCAGAAGCGACTGCCACCCGGCGTGCATGATTGCAGGGCTGGTACTGGCCACTGAATCCTGCAGGTGACCAGCCTGGCCTGAAAGGCTCCATTTGCTACCCGTCAGTGAGAAAACTGTCCCGCCAACGGTGACGGTGAAGCTGTCAGGTGTGGAAATAGCAATGCTGCCAGGCTTCAGGAGAAAAGTAGTATTGCTGCCGCTGTCGCGCAGCGTTACACCCTCCGGCCCGTATACCGTCACCACCTGTCCGTCGACATCCTGCCACTCGGTATTGCTGATCGGCAGATAAACCAGTGCGCTGAGGTTCATCGGCTGAGTCAGATCGGCAACGCCGCCACCCAGGCCGCTCATTCCGCCGATATAGGTATCAGCAGGGATCACGATACCCCGATCTCCTGGCTGCATTGGATAGCGCACGTACTCCGGACCAAAAAGAGGAATGGTTACCTGTGGCAAGGTAAATGGGATATTCGTCAGGCTGAACGAGACAGTGATCATTTTCCCTGACTGGCTGACGACAGTTGCAGGCAATACCTTCCCGACAAGCTCCATTGCTTCGGCAATTTTCACCTCAGCGAAATTGTTCATACTCTTGGCGAAGTTAAGCCGCTGACTAATAGTCACAATCAGGCCTCCTGCGTCACATACGCCTCATAGATGGTTACCCAACTCGCAGCGTCTGGCTGCCTGCTGTTTCCTACACATCTGCAGGTCTGCACAGCGAACACGCCGGAAAAGGCGCTTTTACTGCGATACTGAGAATATGATGAGGCCTGCGTTACCGCCATTGCACCGGCAGGCATCCTCACGTAGTCACCAACCTGAATATCCGCCCTCATTACGCAGGTGATCATCACCCGGTTGTATTCAATCCACACCGGCTGTCCGACGAGATCGGTAAACTCGAGCTGAATGGGGGTTTTCTTTTTCTCAGTAGCGGCGCTATCCCATACTCTGATCTCTTTCCCCGGGAACATGGCCATTTCCACGCCGAGATAATTCTCATCACGGATAATGCTACGGCTCAGGTTTTTAAGGTTCGATGCAAGCTGCTGCATGGTCGAGCAGTAAATCGGGGAATCGTAGTTCAGAACCAGCAAGTCGCTGATGTTGATATTTATTTTGTACCCAGGGAAGGCACGTTGAAGCGCAAAAAATAGCGCAACAGACAGCTTTTGCCCCTTTATCCACGGCATTGTAATGTTCACTGGCTGATCTACTGATCCAGCCCCAGCCGTAATAATCATGTCCAGAGATAGATCGATTCCTTGCCAGTTACCGAATGGCTGCTGAATGGTACCTTCAAGAATCATTCCGCTCTGGGAGGATTTGGCCAGTGGCAAACCTTTCGACATACCGACAAATCCCTTAATGGTCATGCCAAACATGTTTTGCTCTGCCTGCTGCATTTCTTTAATGCTGACGCCAAACACCCTGACGAGGCTTGACCCTACCGGAGTGGACATTCCATATCGCTGAATGTCGAACTCCACCATCAGGCAGCCAGGATTATAATTTCCATAGGCATCAAGGCTTTTGTACTGGCGGTATAACTTCCCTTTCTGGTCAAAAATCTGGAAATCGTAATACCTCATCAGCTGGTCACCTCAATTACGCCATTTTGCTCCCGCCAGATCATGGTTGTTTCGGAGAAAACGCCAGCTATCAGATTTATGCCGGTTCCATTGGTAGAGCCCACCGCGGGGGTGTTCAGCATAGTATTGCCGGAATTGTCGGTGATCAGGATGTACCAGCGTTGTGCAGCGATATTCCACTTCACCTGGCAGTTATAAACCGCTCCATCCAGCGTCGGAGTAAAAGCTACGCTTTCTCTTTCATTGCCGGTAAACGTGTAGGTATCCGTCGTCATAGGCCAAACTCCCCGCTCAGCTTACCGATGAGACCTACTATGTCATTCGCGGCTCCTGACACGGTGCCGCCGAGAGATGTATTCCCGAGGGCCGCGACAGTGTTTGTCCATGACGCATCCGTTTGCCTGGTTCCTCCATCGATTTTGCTCAGGAAACTGTTAACCGCCTGCTCGGCCCCTGTTTCGGATACCAGCGGCTGCTCAAAATCCCATAACCAGGATCGCTGAGGCACAGCCTCATTAAAACTGGTCATGTCCTTAACCGTACGCAATATACAGCCGCTATAAAACAGCGCTGGCGTAGCGACGATATAGGTTCCGCCAAGGTTTGCATGCGCCTGCAGAACAGCTTGCAGCGCACTAAGAGTGACGAATTTCGTCATCGCTCCAGTATTTTCATTCACCGGAGCATCCATCATCAACGCAATGCGCAAAGGCTGAGCAAGTAGCGCGTTAGCGGCAACGGTCTGGTTAGCAAACGGGTATTTGGCGATGTCGTAATCGACCATCGTCCCACCCTGAACCGGCTTCCAGTGGCAAAAATATTTATCGAGGTCAGTAAGGTTGAATGCGCCGCCCAAAAGCCCTGTGACAAAGCTCGCGCTCTGCGTCAAAGCTACAATGGGCAGCATTCCGCCGGGGATGCTCTGCGCAATCCCGTTGCACAGAATCACCGGCGAGACTTCAAAACCCAGCTTATAAAGTTCGCGAGTGAATCCCATATCTATCGCACTCCGCTAAGAAGGGCGCCGGAGACAATGGCGTTCCCACCCGTATTGTTGTAAACGACTATTTCCCGACTACCATTGCCATTTTTATCGACGATCTGCTGCAGAAGCTGGTTAGTTTTCGAGGTATTTTTGGCAATCTCTGAACTATCGACGCCAGAAGCGTCATTGTTCTTCGGCGCTCCATACATCGCAGCATACTTTTCCCTGATCCTGCCGGGATAAGCCCTGTTTTCTGCACTACCGCGGCGGCTTCCGCCGTTGTAATAACGCAGCGCCTCGTCGAGATCACCATTCGCGCTCTGCATCGCCCAGGAGAAAACTCGGGCTCCAGCCATGATGTTGTCACGCGGGTCAAACGGCTTCTCACCAGGCTGAAAGTTATCAGGCATAATTTGCATTAAGCCTAATGCACGCTTACCAGACCTTGTAACAGGCCCTTGCGCATTCTGGTCCCAAGAGGATTCCCCCGCGGCGATGGCTTTAAGCCAGCGCGGGTCGACGTTATATTTCTTGGCTGCATCCAGAAAATACTGGTCGTACTCGGCAGGGGCCGTACCAGTCAAACTGTACAGATGGCGCGCCAGCCATTTTGACGCTGCTGGCGTGTTCGGGTCGCTGATACCGCCTTTTACGAAGTGATTACCACCGGCATCGGTCTGAACGTCATTATTCAGGAATGAGGACCCGGACTTGATATCGTCCATCGCCGACGACCCGCCATCGAGCCAGCCGAGCACTTTCATGATGACGCGCCCCAGCCGCTCAACGCCCGACATAAACGACTCAACGTCGCTTTTGAAAGTCGGCGAAGCCAGGTAATTACCGAACCGCTCAATGCCACCGGCAAGCGCATCAATCCACTTGCCGAGTTCGGGGGATTTCAGGACGGTATCTATCGCGCCCGACAGCGCATCAGACAGCTTGCTCAACTGCGGCGTAAGTGGCCCCAGGCCGCGCACAAACGTGTTTCTGATGCTCTGGCTGCTGTAGTCGAGCTGGACGTTAAAATCCTGCCACTGCCGCGCCTGCTGGTCGGTAATTTGCAACATGCGCGCATCCTGCTGCGCGCGCTTCTCCATGGCGGTGATCTCCTCATCGCTCATGTTTTTGAAGCGGTTCAGGTCGTCCAGCGTAAAGAAGTTTGTCAGGCCGTGCGCCTGTGCGCCCTGCAGCGTGCTGCCGTTCTGCACGAAGATATCGCGCGCATTACGGATCATCTGCGGGAGCAGTTTGGCCGGGTCCTGGTCGGGATTGTTAATCCCCATCGCCTGAAACGTCCAGCGCTTCGACAGGTCCATTTGCGAATCGCGGATAGCGCCCAGCGTCCCCGCCGGATTACCCAGCGCTTTCTGGTAGTTTATGGCGGTGGAATCCAGCGCGCCGATGCTCGTCCCGAGCCCGAGAGAGGTAAACCGCTGGGCGCCGGTGGTGGCCGCCAGGCGGTTGATGCCAAACAGGCCGCCAACGCCCAGGACGCCGGTAAATATCCCGACAATACCACCCCAGGACAGAAGGCTGGCCGTCGCTTCCTTGATATGCCCTGCCAGCGATTTAGCGTCTTTCGTCGCATCACTGAGGAAGCCCTTCGCAGATCGGGTGCTTTTGTTGAATTCGTCCTGCTTTTTCTTCGAGTCTTCCAGGTTGGTATTGAGCCGATCGATACCGCTGTTGATGGTCAGAATGGCCTCGGCCACGGCATTAAACTCCGCGCCTAACTCCTTCGTCTCACCTTTGGCCTTTTCGGTCTGCTTGCTGCTTTCGCCAATACCAACGGCAGCTACCCGCCAGGCTTCCGGTAAATCATCCAGCGCGCTCTGGTACTCGCGAAACCTTTCCATAAACGCGACAAACTTGTCGTCATTTACGTCAATGTCGACGATCGACTTAGCTACCATTGAAGAAACCTCTTTCTTTGAGCGCGGCGAGAAGGTAGCGCTGCCGGTACTGCGCCGGGCTGGCATACTCCTCGCCGGTGATCTCCCTTATCACCTGCCAGAAGCCCTCATTAGACGCCCAGTCTAAGAGGGTATAAATGACGTTTCCGGCGGGGCATTCTGGGTCGGGGTATCGGTATCCGGCTTCGACGTCTGCAACGAATCGCGGTACGCCGTAACGCTCGATGAGGTTAGTTGTCCATCGTACATTTTGATTACCGTTCCCACGGTCGGCGCGATCAGGTTTGCCTTCTGAATAGCAGAGGAAACCATAAAAAAAACCACTTCGCCTTCGACCTCGCGATACTCATCAGGGTCGATAATCCCCTGCTTGAATGCCACCTCAAGAGGCGTGGTTTTCCACTGGCCGCCGACGTTATGGATAACGACCGTCAGTCGCTGAATTTCATCAACGATGTTCGGACCTGTCCGACCGTTATCGATTTCCGCTTTCAGGCTCTGCCTCAGCATCATCGCGGCGATTCTGGCGGCGCCAAGACCACCCACCTGCGAGATGAATTTTGTGAACAGGTTCCCCAGCAGGATGCAGTGTTCTTCCACCACCTCATAGGGGAACGGCGTCACATGCAGGTATACGATCGAGCCGTCATCGCGGGTAATGTTGGTGACCAGATTCAGTTTCTTGTCGATTTTCATGCATTACACCCACATGTTGTCGTTAGTGACCATATAGCCGCCAATGGTTACCACAAAAGCCGGTTCCATCCCGCTAAAAGCCAGCTCATTGAAGTTGACCAGGTAGCAGTTGAGCAGCGTAATATTGCCGAACGTCGTTGCATCCGGCGTCACCACGATTTCACCCAGCGACGTGTCGGTTAAAAAGCGCTGTCGGTAGCTTTCTCCCAGCCCCTGCGTTTTCAGGAGATGCACGGTCAGCGCTACCTGCTGATACGGCGCCTGGCTGCCGACGGTGCCGGTCATCGTAGGGATGATGTCGGTCGCCGGGCCGTCAGGACGCAGGCTAATGCCGTCCTTTGCCAGGTACGACGCCGAAACGTTCAGCGCCGGGGTGTCTGTGACGGAAAGAGCCCCGCGTACGCGGTTAAGAAAGCCCTGCGGTACTAATGGGTTCGCCATTTTTTACGCCCCTACAAAGTTCGTTACGTTCACGTTAAACGTGATGGATTCGAAGCCGCGGCGCGGCGTCATGACGGCGCTCAGTCCGTTATATTTTCCTTCCTGGTAATCGGAGGGGTTCAGACTGTTGTAGTTACTGAACGGCACGGCGTTGATCACGGCGTTGCCGGCGTAAGTGCCTTTGTCATACTCGGTGTTGAAATCTTCCTGCGTCAGCTGCGTGTCAATGACGCGACCGAGGATCAGCCCGTAGCTGATGCCATTACGCAAGGTTTTCAGCGCACGACGCTGCAGGCGGTCAATGCCCTTCTGCTCGTAGTACAGCGGGTTAACGGTCGTGTTGGAGCCGTTGATAATTTCATTCGCCAGGTCGAGTTCAAGGTTGATCGCCGTCCACGCCACCGAATACCAGTAGTTGAACGGGTTACCGTCGAGCATGCGGCCGGTGAACAGCACTTTATTGCTGAGACCACCTTCTGCGCCGGTGCCGATGTAGTTGATGTTGCTGTCCTGAAGCGATTTCAGCAGTGCGCTGTTGCCTTCCAGCGGGTACTCAGTCAGGCCGTACATAAAGCGGTACGACATCGGGGGCACCATGTTGCTCGACCCCGGGTCGTTTGCCAGGGATGACTGGAACGGGCCAGCCATGGAAAACTCGCTCGCCGGAATATCAGGAGCCTCGACGCCGGCAAAGACAGTTTTGTTTTTCGTCGCAGTCCACGCTTCATAGGTGGCGATCGTCGAGGTGACAAAGAAGTAAACCAGGCTTCCCGGCGAGGTATAAAGCCCGGTCAGGGTTTTAAATTCAGCAACCGAATCCCATTCGCGCGGTACCAGATAGGAGAAAAACTTCTGGTAGGTATTGCCAAGGGAGACGTCTTCAGCGATGAAGCTTGTCAGCGCTGCGACAGCTGCCGTCATGGACACGGCACCAAGCTCCAGAACATAAACAGCCCGCGTTTTGCCCTGGGCCCAGAACGAGGTATTCATCTGGGAAATTTCGGTCTGTACTACCGTTTTTACCGTACCCATTGCCGTTGCGGTACCGGGGTTGGTCGTCAGCGGATAGGTGAAAGTGTTGGCACCTGTCACCGTTGCGGTATAGGCGCCATTATACCCCGTCGGAGTCGCTCCTGAGATGATCACCGGGACCTGTGATCCGTTAGTCCATCCATGAGCGGCAGCCAGCGTGACGGTTACCACGCCAGTAGCCCAGGCGAGCGTCGAGATAGTCTTCGCCGGTGCGAGAATGTCGGCCAGGTCGGTTTCACTGGTCAGCAGCTGATATTCACCGGCATTCAGCGTCGTGCCGCCCATAGAAATCATCGCCCCGGACTTTAACAACTGCGAGGGCTTCGGCGGATTCGTCACCGACACGTTAATATTAACAATTGCCATTTACTTATTTCTCCGGGTCAATGGACGGAATTGCAGACGTGATCAGCTGGCGCGCTAAGTTACGCATCCGTTGCTGGTAATAATTTATTTTGAATTTGATGGTCTTACGCATGGCGATGATGTTGAGCTCGTTCTGAGTGACTCGCTCATCCTGCACGACGGGAATATTCATGATCCCCATCTCCGGGGCATCACCTGTCGTGTAGTCCTGCACATACCGCACAAAGTCTTCAATGCTGGCGTTACGCAGGCCGGTGACCGAAAGCGTCACATCTTCCGATACCAGCTGATATTGGTTTTGCTTCTCGTCCAGATAGAACGCGCCGGCGATCGGTGACGTGTTACTGCATTTCACCGTCGCATAGGGCGGTGAAAGGTTCTGCGTTGAAAGCATCGCCGGGAACATCGGCATGTACTGATTCAGGGTCAGCCAGATCGGCAACGAGCTCGACACCACCACGTCAGAGAGGTCTATGTCATCCGCAGAGTTGATGATCTGCGACCGCATGTGCGGGAAAATCGCCTCTCCGGTGTAGTGGTACAGGTTAGCCGGTTCATTCAGACCGGTACGCCGGGAGAACGAGAACTGCACGCCAAAAAACTCGCCGATGTACAGCACCTCTGACCCGATGTCGTTAAACGGGTCGATGTCCGCCTGAGCGGTGAACGTCACCACGTTGCGATCGTACAGTTGTTCATCGTCCTGAATGGTTTCGGTCGTCAGGTGCAAATAACCTTTCACATCCACCGTGTCCGGCTCATTGTTCGGATCGTCAGACAGGACCGAGGCTTTCACCCAGAACACGAATCCATCAAGCGGAAGCACCTTTCTGATGTACTTCGTGAACGTCACCACCTGAAACCGGCTCAGATCATCCAGACCCTGCGTCAGGGTAGCGTTAAGCTCGGTTTTGGCGTTCTGTAACTCACTCAGGGAAGGCATTCAGCACCCCGCTTACCCAGGCTCTCATAGCAGCCTGATAGGTTCCTGTATCAATGAACGAAGGGCGCGGCGGCCCCTTTTTGCCTTTAAAGCGCTTCGATATGCCCTCAAGCGCGCGGCGCGTTGGTACGCCAGGGAGGCCGTTCATCTCAGTGTTATCGAGGAATCCGACAAAGAGATCGTGAACTTTGGACATTGACTCAGCGAGCGGGTCTTTTGCCGGCGGCGCGCCGGCGAACATGTTTTCAAACGCTGTGGCCAGGTCTTTGCTCATCAAATCAGCAATGTCGTTCCCGTAGCGGTCAAAGAACGTCTGCATAATCTGATACCTTGCTTCCAGCTCTTGCGCTACGCTCCCCGTCGTAGTGTTTTCGTCCTCGTAGGGGATATCTATTACACCAAGATGAAAGGTGATCATGTCAGACCCCACAGGCTCCCGAACTGCTGAGCGATCATCAGGTAGCGACGCCCCCACGGGTCCTGCAGCATCTGCAGGTCTGCCAGCGACAGGTCTTTGAAGAAGTCCGGAACCAGGCGCTGTGCGCTGGTAGAGTTATCCCCGGCGCCCGTAATAACCCCGGCCTTGAAGTCATTCAGCCCATACTGTTTACGGAACTCAGCAAACACAGCCTCTGTCCCGTAATTGATGAGAAACGACGCCCCAAGGTTATAAACCGCGATGCTGTACATGTTCGGCATAACGCACGCGATGTCCGGGTTAACCAATTCAACGGCGCCGCCATAGGCAAGAGAAAAAGACGGCGAGTCGTCGGGAACCTGGTCGGGGGTGATGCCCATATCAGATCGAACGAATTCGATAAATCCCGACAGACTGGTGGTCATTTCTTCTTGCTCCCGGCTTTCGGCGTGACAATTTTTTCGTTGATGGTCGGATCGTCAGAATGGTCATCGCGCCCCTTGGCCTGCTCTGCGCTGAATTCCATGTCACCCTCGTAGCCGATACCGCTTTCTCGCAGAGTGTTATCCAGCGCAGCGACGGATGCCTGCCGGCGGTTATGAGCTCCGCGGGTCAGATGGCCATCGTTATCGCGAATGGTTTTCTCAATAACGCTGGCGGAAACGGGTTTGTTGATGCTGTAGCACAGACCGACAAATGCCTGGCTCTGGTCGATTTTGGTTGAGTCAACCAGGCCGTAAACCTGATGATGCTGAATAACCGCTTCGACTTCTTCGGTCGAACCATCCAGAACCTGCATCTGCGAACCGTGCTCAATGGGGATCTGGCGGAGGCGCCCGGTTTCCAGCTGGCGAAAAGTGAAGATGTGGCGCTGCTTGGTAGTGTTGGCGATGTACAGTTTCATTGTTTACCCTCGTAAAAAAGCCCCTGCACGGCGAACCATGCAGAGGCTTAAGCACTTCTCAATTTCGCATTTTAGGAGCTGTATGCCATCGACAGGATGGTGATAGCTTCCGGACGGACTGCCCAGCCAGCCGTAGAGCGCATTTCTGACAGCACGTCGATAGCGCCCCCGGGGATTGGCGTCGGGATTTCCATCGGTGCCGCCATGTCGGTGAACATCAGGGCGTTCGCCGCCAGAGACGGGCTCAGTTTGGCGAATTCGTTGGTGTTCACGGTGGAGTTGACCATCGGCACTTCCACTTCCGGGATGGTGATAACCACCGCGTCAGTACCGCCGGCACCGGCGCCGATCAGCGTGTCGTCGTATACCCAGTCAACCTGGACATTCGCGCCGCGGAGCACCTCTTTCACAGTTCCACCGACGGTATCAGTACCGCCGCCAGGACGCTGATAAGAGGTCAGTTGTACGATCTGCTGAATTTCCATTGCGCCCAGCACGCGCTGCGGCCCGAGGATAACGACACGCTGCTGGCGACCCAACTGCATGGTGCGGGTCAGCGCAGCCTGTACATGGCCCAGCAGATAGACCGCCATCTGTCCGTGGTCATAGGTCAGCACAGTGGTATTGCCGCTGCTGTCCGCCGGCAGGGTTTCGGTGGTCGCGCCTGCGGTGTTCAGCAGACCTTCGCCGCCTGCCGGGTTCATGCCGTACAGCAGCGCAGAACGCAACTGCTGGAAGATGCCCTGACGCATGCCGAGACGCTGAGCTTCTGGCAGTGCCACGTTCCAGTTACCGGCCGCCGCGGTGTCGTGGTGATCGTAGACACCACGGCAGCGGAACAGGTAGGTTGGAGTGGAGATCATGCGCGCCTCGAGCGCCACGCTCGGCAGCTGGTTGGCGTTGCCGGACTGGCTGGAGGTTACCTGGGTACGAATATCCAGGCGGCGCATATAAACATACTGGTCGCCTACGCCAAGGCGGACCTGCGGGTTACCGCTGGCGATGGTTTCGAACGCACCGGACGCCTGCTGGTAACCAATGATCAACTCCGGCGCAATATACGACGGGTTGACGATGGTGTAGCTGGGGGTAATTGCAGCCATTTAAAGCTCCCGATTAAAGTAAGACCAGCGCGCAGCTGTCGGTGTTGTTCCAGGTAAGGAAGCCCGTAGCGCTGTCATAGCTGACAGTTTTAGAGTTCCCACTCTCGATGGAGATGACTTTCACCGGCAGGGTGATGTCTGCCTGAGCCACAGCGCCGATAGTGCCCTGCGTGGTCGCGGAGCCGCCCGGCGCGCTGGCAGGCGCATAGGTGAAGGTTGTCGCACTCGGTACGGTCAGCACAACGACGGTGCCGTTATAGGCAGCCGGAGCTACGCCGCTGATCTTCACGTACTGGCCTGCAGTCAGACCATGTGCAGAGGCAGTGGTGGCGGTGGCCACGCCGTTCGAGTAGGTAACAGCGGTCGTGGCAATGTCAGCACCGGCAAAAGCCGCCGCGGCTGCGGTGGTCACCTGGTTATTGACGAAGTCCCACGCCAGCGGCGTTTTCACCGATGCGCCAGCGGTTCCCAGTGCGACCACCTGCGCTGAAGCTTTCAGCGGAACGCGCATGTTGGAGCCAAGGCGATAGAATGAAACGCTCATGCCGGACGCATACAGCGGAACCGGTGATTGCGGAGTGGTAAGCCCGTTGTGGGCCTGGTTGAAGACGGTGAAGCCTTCGAGCTCAGCCAGTGATACAGCGCGACGAATAGTCGACCCGCGAGGACTGGAGTTCACGCCGGGCAGCAACTCGGCAACCGGCAGGCCACCCCACAGCGGTTTGGTTTCGGTGGCGGCGACAGTGCCGGACGCCAGGTTAAAGCGATTTGCCGGATCATCCAGAGCAACGCCCTGAATGAAGCCATCAGACTGCACACCGAAGGAACCAGCGGCATTCGTGGTCGCCATCGGGTTAAGAGATAAATTAGCCATGCTTCAGAGCTCCCGTTAAGCCTGGTTGTTAAAACTGGTGACCTGACGCTTGCCAGACTGGAACGGCGCCCAGGTGACGGCGGGATCGCCTTCAAAGGTGCTGATCTGGCGACCGGTTGCATCGGCGCGCTTAATCTCGCGCAGCATACCGGGACCAACTGACAGGCTGGCCGCCTTCTGCGCATCAGCGTAGATATGCTTTTCGGCAGTGCTCAGCAGTTGAGAATCAGCGATGGCAGAGAGATCGACGGCTTTGTAGTCCGGCGAATGCTCCTGCAGTTGAATCATCAGACGGCGGCGATACGCCATCGGTTTTTCACCGGACAGCGGGATCGGGGCGCGTTTGCCAAAGCTGGAGAAGACGCTATCGGCTTTCACCTGCGCTTCTGCAACTTCGTTGCGCTCTTCGTCGCTCAGTTCGGTAGGAATGCGGGAGCGAAGCTCAGCAATTTCCTGGAGGATTTGAGAGTCGGCTTTTTCTTTTGCCATTTTCTCAGCCTCTTCGGCATCCGCCTTTTCTTTGGCTTCAGCATCAGCTTTTTCCTTCGCGGCTTTCTCTTCCGCGTCGGCTTTAGCTTTCGCCTCTTCCGCTTCTTTGTCTTCTGCGTCAGCCTTTTCTTTCTTGGCTGCCTCTTCGGCGTCAGCCTTGGCTTTCGCTTCCTTCTCTTCGTCGGCCTTAGCCAAACGCGCATCGATCGCCTTATTAATCAGCGCTACGATTTTTTCCTCGTCCATCTTTTCAGCCTCTTCAGGAATGGAATCAGATTTAACACCGGTAGGGGCAAGGAGCTTGTCCCACACGCCCTGTTCACAAATTGCAACGTGGTCGAGCAGCTCGGGGGATGGCTCCACCAGTAGAGGCTGACCGTCGACAATGATTGATTGAGCAACCTCGGAGAACTTCACAGTTGGCGAGGTGCTTAATTGCCTTGTTGCCATAATTTCAGCAGCTTCGGCGTCGTACACACGCGCAACGGCCCACACTTCGCCCTTATCGGCAACCCAGGCATTTGTCAGGGTGCCAATAACGCGCTTTGAGAACTCGTCGCTATCAAGTGTTCTTTTTTCGGGGTGAAGCCAGATAAGCGGTACGCCAGCTACCCGCTGGAGAAATTCAGGGGTGAGATAGTCGTCCGGGTTACGGAACGTCATCTCCTGATCTGCAGATCGCCAGGTAACCCCTGTTCCGGTCACCCGGATGGCGAACATCCACATGTTGTAAAAATATTGCGGGCTGCTTAGCGTTCCGTCAGCGATGAGCGCGGCCACGTCGGTTTCGTTGAGCGCCTGCTGCGCCAGCATTTCAGCGAATGGCTGATGAAGCGGCTTTGGCAGATCGTCAATATGGAACCATCCGGCGGCCAGCGATTCGTCGTTTATCTTCGCTTCGAATTGCTCCGGCACGTCGGCGCGGTAGGTCAGGTAGTCACCATGTACGCTGTGCGGCGTCAGCGGGCCATCGTACTGATAGCCTGTTTCTTCCATCACCTCGCGCCGTGCGGCGTCTATGGCTAACTCTCCCGGCTCTATCGTCCCGCCCGGCTGGCACCATGTGCCATCATCCGAGCGCTGGATCAGGAATATGAACTTCCCCTGACGGAACATTATCCCGCTGCCAAAAATAGCCACGTTTTAATGCTCCTATGCTGCTTTCATGGACTCCAGGAACTTGCGGCCCTTCTGGGTCAGCATGTCCTCGGGAATGCTGCGGAGGTTGTACAGATAGGTGACGTAGCACCGACAGAAAACCTCTTCGCCAGGCTGCGTAATTTCGTCTAGATAGCCGGCAGGGCCAGCTTTGACATAGCCATTTTTCTGCGCCCAGTTCCCGCGGATGAGATAGATCAGCTTGTCCCTCTCCTTGTGATCTTCCCGGTAGTCGTACCCTGGCTGGCGCCAGTGGCTATGCCACTCGGCAGCAATCGCGTTGTTGCCCGTCGCGATGATGTTGTCGATATTGGCGATCAGCTTATGGCTCTGGTCAATCATCACGCGGCGCGCTTCATAGTCCACCTTCTCGGCGGCCTTCTGAATGTGCGCCGCCGTCTCCCGCATCGTTCCCTGAATGCCGGTCAGCGCAATGCTGTCTGCTGAGGGAATGCTGCTGGCCCATCCGCTAAACCGCGACAGAGTAGTGTCGATGGCTTTCTTGCGATTCAGCTTTATCAGGTCAGCGCTGGCCAGGATGCGGCGATCCAGCTCGCTGCGTAACTTCGGCTCCATGTAGTTCAGCGTGAAGCGTGAAAGCCCCTTGTGGCGCTCCAGCGCTCCAACCTTGCTCACCTGCAGGTCATAGGTCTTACGCAACCGATCCGACACCATGCTCATGTAGTCGTCATCAGTTTCGCTTTCGGCCGCCTGCCGGATAATGGCCTGCCATTGCTCCAGCTCCAGCCGCGAGGTGTAGCCATTGCGCAGAAAGAACTTCACCGCCTCGCGTACGGTGCGCGTGAAAGTCTTCATAGCATCATCCCGCCGCCGGGCTCTTCTCCCTGCGGCTGCTGAGGGCGGTTAGCTTTTAGCGAGTCGATATCGAGATCGAGCCGTTGTGGGAACAGGTTTTCGTTCGCGTTCGCGTTGGCCTGCGCCCACTCGATAAGCAGAGCGCGGTTCTCATCATCCGTGTTGACCTGGGGAAGCAGCACTTCCAGCATGCTGACGATCGCCTTAAATCGGGTTTCATCGACCTTCACTTTTTCGCTATCCGGCTCCTTCAGGGATGGTGGCCAGCGATATTCGAAGTTGTTAATCCATGAGGCGAAGTACAGGCTGTAAGTGTTTTTCAGATCCGGGAAGTCGGCGCGCAGCGACTGGAAGAACTCAATGCTCCAGGCGCGGTACTGGCACACACGAATGAAGAACGCGTAAAGCTGGTCCAGCCACTCGCGGATGTTGTCGATGTACACCGCCACGGCGCGGGCATCTTCAGTGCCCTCACCGAAACCCTGGGCGAACGTCTCAGAGTTGAGGATGATCGCCGGCATGTCAGCGGCGGCGGCCACGTTCTCCAATATGTGCTTACGTGCAGAATCGAGAGGCTTTTCCAGGTTGCTCAGGTCGATTGACTCGATGTTGTCGCCGTCTCCGATCTGCAGGACTTCTCCCGTCTTTCCGCGCTTCAGCATCATGCGCTTAATGCCGCTTAGCTTCTGCATCATGTTGTTGACGACTGAGCTTGGGCCCTTAATTTTCGTCACAAGCAGACCACCTTTCACCGCAACCATGTCGTCGGTGCGCATGGTCTGGATGAAGGATTTAAGCGGGAACAGTGCGCGCTGGTAAACGCTGCGACCGGTAAAGCCAAAGGCCGCAGAGTTATAGGCCAGATAAATCGGGTCCTCGTTCTGTTGCACTACGCAGCGGGATTTGTGATACGGCTTGCCCGCCACTCTGATCCCTTCGACCTTCTGGAAGTCCTGCGCGTTCGGGTCCTGGTTCAGAACGATGCTCCCCGCGGTGTTCAGCGGGTCGAGAATGTTGAATGTCACGTTGTGCTTATACAGCGTGCGATAATCCACCGCCGAGGACGGCTCCTGGTTATCAACCAGCATTGCGATCGCCGAAACGCCGTAAATGCGCGATATCCGCGCCGCGTTAGCGATGTGGTTGTCAGCACCCAGTGCCTTCCACTCCCGCTCAAATGCATCTCGGAGACGCTGCTCGATTCCATACGCCTGCGAAATGTGAACGGTGCGCGACTCGTTCATCGCCATCTTGATCGGGCGATCCACCATTTTCCCGCCAAGCGGGTGGAAGAGGTAAATCGTTTTGCAGGTCTGATAGCCAGCCGTAGAGCCGGGCTGGATGTCGTCGCTGTCCAGCAATGCCATCAACTCTGAGTGAGAGCAGCTGCCGATTTCGAAATCATCTTCGTTCATTGGTTTTCTCGCTAGAGTGCGTCGCCGCTACCGAACGCGATGATCAGCCCGTAGGTATAATCATCCAGCAAATCGTCGGCGCGCTTGTGCGCGTTCTTATCGGCAAGGTGGAATCGTGAAACCTGCTTATGCAGATGGTTTGCTGTTTCGCCCTTGAAGACGGCTGTCTTCTCGTAGGCGTATCGGGAAATTTTCGCCAGCCCGCGGTAGTGATACCCGGAGGCCATAATGGCGCGTTCGTCCTTCCCTTTGCTGGTCAGGGCGGATTCAATTTTGTTGACCGGCCATCCCAGGCTTTCACCTTTCTGCAGGAGGATGCTGCCCATGCTGGCGTCTTCAATGAAAACGCCGAGGCTGCCATTTACAGCGACGCACTGGCCGGATAGCTCATTCAGCCGGGTGAAAACAGACGGAATCCACTCTTCCAGCAGCGCGCCGTCGATCTGCACCACATCCCAGTCGAGAATGGTCAGTCGCTGAATGCCTGACCGGGTGTCGACGGCGTAGTAAACCACCGCCGTGCCGTCGTGCTCAGTGCCGCCCTTAACGGCGGTATCCATGACAGCGAAGACGGCCTGACACATCTCAGGGTAATCGACAGGCTGATCCTGGTTTTCACCCTCGAACCATTTGCGAACGTCGAAAAGCGACGCAGCGGACCAGTCGACGAACTCGGCCAGGAACTCCTGCCGGAAAACGCGCGGGTCGTTGTTCTGTCGCTCTTTCTCCAGCTCCTCGGGAGGAACGAAGGGGTTTGATGACGTCGGCGCGTGATGCTCATGGAAGCCGAGGTCTTTGTTATGGCAGATGGCATAGAAGAAGTTCTCTTCGTCCACACCGTCAGGCGTTGAGAATACGTAGGCCCGGCCTTTTGTCGTCAGTAGCGTAGGCTTAATCGACTTCGGCCAGATTTCCTTCAGCATTTCAGGCGACTTGGTAAAAGCCGCCTCATCGATCAGAATAATTTCGTACTCACGACCACGACCGGCCAGTTTGTTGTCGTTGGTGACCCAGAAGTCAATCTTCCCGCCGTTCTTCAGCAGCAGGCGCTTTTCCTGCCGGCTGAAGCTCTTTTTCAGCGGCAGCAGGATTTCTTCGAGCTTGTCGTAGATCTCCTGGTACTGGCGATATTCGGCAGTGAAGATACCGACCCGCCCGCCCAGCTCGATATCCATGCCCGGGCGCCGGAACTGTGACGTTGCGTAGGTCACCGCGGCGCTCGACAGCATGAAGGTTTTCCCCCAGCGTCGACCACAGCGAACCGCATTCAGCTGGTGATCCCAGGAGTCAGACCATACCGTTAACTGCCCGTTGTGTAGCGTGGGTAGGTAAATGTCGGCCATGATTTATCTTCCCGGGATTGGCAGCGAGTTATGCACGACAATCGCGTTATCCTTGTCGCCGTCTTTCAGCACATCGATTTCGAGTTCAACCTTTTCGGTAGCGGCTTCGCGGTAAGCGGCATCAACGCGCTGCTTGATAATCGCCGCCTTGGTGTACTCCAGCGACTCAATGCGCGCAGTGTTGCGATGCATTGCTTTCTGCGCCTGAGAGATAAGGTCGTGCAGATCTTTGGCCTGCTCGCTGTCTGCCGTCTCCAGCTCTGTCTGCCAGCGCCCGATATTCTCTGCGGCTGTCAGGCTCGCCGCACGCAGCCAGAAAAGCTCATCGTCGAGCGTGAGCATCTGGGCATCTTCGGTGATAGCGTCAGAGAGCAGCATCCGGCGGCCGTACCCACCATGCTTTAATGCGTTCTGGTTGCCAGGCTGGAAAGCGTTCGTCGGCGGTGCGGTGCGCGATCCGCGTATCGGTTTCGTTTCTGGAGATTTTGAGCGGGTGCCTGTGTCGGGCTGGTTTTTTTTCACCTTCCCGTTTTTACTGGCCCCGCCTTTCTCCTTCTGCGAATTCGCAGATTTGTTCGCACTTTTTTTTTGCGAATTCGCACCGTAAGTCGTTACTTTGATATAGCGTTTCGCAGATGAATAATTCAGTCCCTGCGCTGCGCACCAGTCTTTCGGGGATATTCCTGTTTTGGCATGCTCGGCGAGGAACTGGTGTTGCAGTGCTCCCCAGTCCGGTTTTGCCATAATAGTTTCCTGTCATGAACACCATGAAAAAGGCCACCCTCAGGTGGCCTTTGTGATGGCGGCTTTTTGCAAATTCCCTGGAAAACTACCAGGTTTGCAAGAAGCGGTTTGTTTTCTCTTCACGCAGCTCAATCATCTCTTTTGTGAGATGGGTTACGCACGTATAGATAAAATCTTCTTTCGTCAACTCGCCAGCCTTTAGTTCCTTGTTTAGGTGCTTAAGGTCTGGCCGCTCTTTCAATAACAGTTTGAGGTTGCTGATAGTGGAATCTACTGTGTTCTCTTCACTTACCTGTGAGATTTTATCGGCAAAGATAGCCATTGCCTTTTCTTTTAAACCCATGGGGCCTCCGTATATTTCGGAGTAATCTTACCTCTATACTGCCAGCATTAGAAATGCTTGCCCCCTATCATTTTTAGTGGTATTCCATCTCTCTTGCGCTCGGCGACTTTGCTGTCAAAGGATTATTGCTAACCTACTGACGTTTTACTTCCGCCTGCCTGATATCAGCCTTATCCCTGCTGCACTTCCCCAGCGCCGATAGCAGTCCTACGCCAAAACACAGGTGTACTCCTCCGCAATATGGTCCGGGTTGCGAAATGATTAAACATATTTAGATACACGATGTATTGTTTAGTCATTGGCTGTTCATTCAGCGCCCCGTTTACTTTTGGATATCCTCTTCGGGGTTTTTTATCACGCCGACCTTGCCATGCAGGAACGGCAATGTAGCCCCGCTACTGACTCACTGCACGGTAGTAGGCCTGCCAACGGTATTTATCTAACCGCAGTTGGCGCAGGCATTGAGCGGTTTCGACGTCTGACTGCAGGTCTTCGTCGCTGTCTTTCCCTGCGTCACTTGCTTTGCACGGAGGGCTCATCAAATCCGGGGATGGCGTTGGCAGCGTCGATAGCTCGCTGGCGCAGCTGCACAGCATCATCGTCAAACCGGCACACAGTACGATTCGGAGACTGGACATATTTCACCACGTCGCGGGTTATGGTTCGGTAGATGACCTTGCCCTCTTCTGTAGCGGCAGCGGCCTTTTGCTCAACTGGCTGGATAGTCTTTTCGGCTTTCTCTTTTTTCTTCGCCGCGAGGGCGTTGACATGGTCAGCGTGAGAATTCCAGCCAGACCGCCATGAGAAAATGCAGGAAAGCAGCAGAATAACTACAGCGCTGATAATGGCGGTTAACCGGCTCATTTCTGGCCCCACTCGCAGACTTCACGCTCAATCTCGCGCCTGGTGATCAGTCCCTTCCACTGCTTGCCACCGGCATACGTCCAGCGCTGCAGTTCCTTGCACGCGCCAGGGACGTCTCCAGCATTCAGTTTCTTCAGTAGCGTGGAGCTGGCGAAGGCGCCAGAGCCAACGTTATAAGTGAATGAGTAAAGCGCGGCGCGGGTAGGATCAGGAATGCGGACTTTGATAAGCGGGTCAATTGCACTTGCCACCTTCCGCAGATCTGCCTTCAGCAGGTTGTCGCATTCTCTGTCGGTGTAACGGTGGCCGCGGCGAATATCGGCGCCAGTGTGACCATCACAAACAGTCCAGACGCCGACAACATCCTGATAGGCGTAATAACGCCTTCCTTCCAGGCCGTCAGCATTACCAAGCATGACGGAAGCAATGGCTATCGCGCCCGAACCGCCAGCGATCGCACCAATCAACTTATTCCTCAGCGTCGGGTTCATCTCGGCTCCTGCTACGTCGGTTGTCTTCGCGAATCTTGAAATACAAATTCGTCAGATACGTAAGTACGGCGATGACAATGCCCACCAGTACGCCGATGGCATTCCACTGCTCGGGGCTATAGGCATTTAGCATGCCGTTAAGGATGCTCCCGGCTGAAGCGCCATAGGCAGCACCAGTGGTTATCTTTTCCATGCGATACATACTCTCACCTCGCGTTGTTAGCGGGTGCTGTGCGTGTTTGAAAGGGTCAGGCCCGTCGGGCTGGATTTAACAACGAAGCGTGTCGATGATGATTCCCGCGGGACCTGATAATAAAAAAGCCCGCAAAAAGGCGGGCAATAAGCATGAGGGTAATAGCAATGCGGCTCTATGGCCGAAGGTACCCTGGCTGGGTCTGGTGCTGGTTGACGGAATCGAACCGCCGACATCCTGCTTACAAGGCGGGCGCTCTACCTGCTGAGCTAAACCAGCAATCTGGTTCAGGGCTCTGCGCGTGTAGGGTTTCAACGTGTCGTGCAGCACGTCTCTACCCAAGAGCCCTGACCGGATCGCACAACCACACTTTCGCAGTGGTCCGCGCTCATGCCCTTGAGTCCATGCCGCATCATCGCCGCTTATAACCGGTGCGCGTCTGGCATTCGCGCTGCTTTACCGGAGCTTCTTTTGATATAAGAACCTTGACCCGTCGCTACACAGGCTCACTCACTGGCGACTCAGGGGAGCATCACGACTGCTCCATTGCCTTGCGGCTGCGGTCTTACCGTTCATTTATGCATTTTTTCACCCTCCAGAAACGGAAAAGGCCCGACGTTTCCGCCAGGGCCTTTTTATTCATCATGCCGCCACTTAAAGTTAAGGCAGCATATCAAAGTAGACTCAAATATGACGCATTTAATCCAGTTTTGCAAGACTTGCGTCTAAATTTGTCGCCTTTTGTTGTGAACGTGATCGCGTTACCTGCAAAAGGGAATCGCTATCAAGGCGCCTCAAGGTGGTTTTCATCTCCTCCCATCGCTCCGTAAACGTTTCTGACCAGTTCTTCGGGGTCACTCCTACCAAGATGGCAAGCTTTTGGTATTCATACGTCTCCCGCCCTGCCAGCTCGGCTTTGACATCCTGCGCGGCCAGCCAGATAAGTTGACGCAGGCGATCAACTGTTTTCTTTGCAATGCGCACGCCAGCCAGCTTCTCGCTGAATTGCTCCCATGCCCACCGGGTGATCGCCACCTGGTGCTCAAAGCGGATATTCTCGCTGTAGTTCCACAGCAACCAGGCTTTCTGATGCTCTTCCAGCGACAGCAGAGCCCGGCGCCAGCTGGCCGTCGAATACTCAACAGGCAGCACGAGAGCGATTGATGAACCCTTAGCGCGGGACTGCTGCCCGGGAATTGGCGGAATGGATGGGTTTACCATGCGGCCGGTTACCGGGTCGGCTACTTTCTTCCTTCCCCGGCTGCGCGCCGTAGCGGTGAATTGCGCGTTTTCTGCAAAGGCCACCAGTTGCCCTTTCGTCGCGCCGCTCAAATCGGCGGTGGCCACTATCAGCTGCTGGCGTACAAATTCCAAGTATTGAGCTGTCATGCTGCTTCTCCCAGGCGCTTATAGATTCGGACGAAATTGCGTAATATTTTGTAGTCAACCAGCACGGTGCCGCGGCTACGCAGGAGGCGAAGCTTTTGCCAGCGGTCGCGGATGCATTCGATTACGTCACGGCTCATGCGGCCTCCTGATGGCGGGCGCGGCGCTTCTCCAGCGCGCGGGCTCTGCGGGTGAATATGGATTTGATGCGCTGCAGGTAGGGAATATCGAACCGGCGCGGCTCGTTATCAGCCTCAAGTCGCTCTACGCGAGCCAGGCCAATGCGCTCAATCAGGTGAATGCGGTATTCAACGGCATTTCCGCTCAACTGCCGGTTGCAGCGGGTGCATGCGGAATGAACATTGAACACGTTGAATTTCAGGTGCGACGCCGCGCCGCGGGAACGGTAATGACTGGCGTCAATAGCGCTGCCGGTCAGGTAGTTGCTCTTACCGATAAGCGGGCTTCCGCAGCTGACGCAGGGCTTACCTTCATCACGAATGCGAATGTACCGGTTAAAGGCTGACTGAGCCTCTTTATCCCACTGGGCCTTTGTCTTGAATGACTCACGCTTAGCGCGGCGACGCTGGCGCCCCTCTTTCTCGGATTCGCGCTGGCGCCTCACCGCTCTGGCCTTCGCTGCTTCCCGGGCTTTTGCTGTCTGTTTTTTGCCGATCGCGCTGGCGCATTCAAAACTGCATACCACCTGCCCCTCCCGGGCAGGATGGAACCATTCGCGGCAGTTGGCGCATTTACGACGTGCAGGTTTACGCATGCGCACCACCCTGGATCTGTACCAAGGTCAGGCGGCCGCAGAATACAGCACCGGTGTCGATATACATCTGATTGGCGTACTGGCTTGGCTGATGTGCCGGGGTATGACCAAAAATAAACAGGTCTGCACCGGATATTTCATTCACTATCCCATCCTGAGCCGCGCTCACTCGCTCACGATTCCAGATCACCTGTTCTGCATCGACGGGCCTGCCATATGCATATTCGTTATGAGGATAATCAGCATGGCAGACCACCACCCTGCTACCTTCGGTCATTACCTCGATGATAAGCGGCAGCGCCGCCACCTTGGGGATTAGAGACTTCGCCAAAATCTCCTGCTCCGGGTCAAGGAAGTAGTACCAGGATCCGCCGTTCTGCCTCCAGTGAATCTCCTTGCTGCCATATCCGGCTGCGATAGCATCCAGCATCATCTGCTCATGGTTGCCGCGCACCGCCCGGAACCATGGCTGATTAATCAGGTCGAGGCATTCGACGTTCTCGGTGCCGCGGTCGATGAGGTCGCCAACCGAAACCAGCAGATCCTGTGCTGGGTCGAACCCGACCGCGCCCAGCCGGTTCATCAGGTTGGTGTAGCAGCCGTGCAGGTCGCCAACAACCCAGATATTGCGCCAGTCAGCGCCGTTAATGCGTTGATAAATGCTCATGCAATTTTCCTTCTGGCAGCGCGGCGCAGCCAGCGGACATCTGCCAGGTGAGCCGTATAGTGAAAGGTGGGGATATCGGAAGGCTTAACTTCGACCTTGCGCTTGCGGCGCGCCGGTACGCGGAAGATGCCGCGCTCCATTACTTTGGCGAGAAGGCTGCTCATCAGGCCTCCTGCTTTTGCTGCAGCTGCTGATATTCGCAACCGTTTGGAATGGTGAGAGCCAGACCAAACTGAGCGCACCAGGCCTCAACTTTGGTCAGGAAGATGTGCATTTCGCCGGTATCAAGATCGGAGGTATGCCGGGGCTCCCAGGTCGTTGTTTTCTCACCGGTGATGAAGTCGGTGTATGTCACCTCTTCACACCCGAGATAGGTCTTTTTGAGGTTGCGCTTAACCCACTCAGGAGTTGCGTCGGTACGTCCTGAGTTGATCAGGTATTCGCTGATTTCCGCGTACCACATGTGACTGAGTGCGTTCTGGCTCAGGCTGCGTTTTTCACGCCACTCTTTGACCTGCAGGCGCAGACATTTCCCGTCAGAGAGCTGCTCCTGAAGAATCTTGCCTATAGCGCTGAAGTTGCCGCTGTGCAGCTTGATGCCGCATTGAGGGATGTTCACGCTTCACCTCCGGAGAGGCTAAACGCTGAATGCAGAAAATCGCCGGTGGCTTTCGCCATCGGTGACAGGGATTGCTGTAAGGTTTTGTGCGCCATGTGTCCCCACTTGGCGCCGGAAGTAAGTCGTCAGTTGCTCAGGCTGACGAGGTAATTATCGCCCGTCATGGGGATAAATGCAAAATGAGCATATACGAGAAAATCTCTATTTCTTGGCGTTCTGTTCAGCCATTTCCAGATAGCGCGGATCGGATGCTCGGGGTAGCTGGATGCTCTGCTCGCGGTAGTAGCGGACGCGCTCCATGAAATACTCGCGCAGATGCTCTGGCTGCTCTCTGGCCACCACTTCGGCAACAACCGGCATGTTCAGGCGCTCTTTATAAGCGACGCCGGACGCTGCGAGGTCAACGTTGATCTTGTCCTGCTCGTCTTTCGATTTGGCTGCAATGTTCCACTGTGACATAAAAATCCCCTCTGCTGTGGAGGGGATTATATATCGCTTCCGGGTTACATGCTCAGTTTTGATGCAAATAATACCCTACCATTAGGATAATAATGTTGCACTAAGGATTCCACATTTTATCATTGAGAAAACAACTAGGGATATTAGGAGTAAAGACGTACAAAATACAAATACCAAAAACAAAAAATCTTTAATCCTGTGATAATTTGGCTCACCGCGCTTTACCCTTTCCCACTCTTCTTTTAGTACAAGATGAGAGTTTTCTGTAAGAGAATCGAATAATGAAGGTAGCGACGCTTCACCAATTTCAACATGTAAATTCAATTTACTAATTGACTCAAGTAACTTTTGCTCATTTACTGATGGGTTACCATGATTTAAATGTAAACCAATCGTGGCAATTATTTCATTTAGCTCATTAAACTTTTCAGTCCTTTCATCAGGAGTTAGTCCCGAGTCTTTTCTCAGCATTCCATAAAGTCGGAAAAGCTTCGCTATGTTACCTCTTAGTTCTTTAATCCATTCCTGCCTAAATTCTGAAATTTTATTTTCTTTTGCTATAACCATTCCAATAAAAGCAATAAATCCTGCAATTAATGCTGCAATAATAGCTCCCCATGGATTCATTTTCTACCTCTTGAAAAATTGAGTTTTAATTTTGCTATGTAGAATGAGCATAGTTATCCTTCTAACAATCAGGTAACTTATAACCAACCCATACACTATACATGTTTAATATATTATAAGCTTAATAAATTAACGCTCTATTTCGGCAATCATTTCTACCGCTTTGTTGGCTCTGACGAATTGTTGATATGCAACCGCGGCTCCCCGTCTTTCGGATCGGGCCATTCGCGTTGCTTGTTCACAACCAATTTTTCAATCATTGCCTGGGTAATCTGATCATCAGTGATATCAGCACGGCGCTGGGCGTCCCACAGCAGGAACTGCATATCAGCCCACTCCGACAGGTCGCCAGGCTCGGCAGCGGCTTCCAGTGCTTCTTTGCTGAGGTGCTTCAGTGGGCCAACCGGGCCGACATTGCCGAAAGTTGCCTGCGACCACTCGGCATGCGCGATGCGTACCTGGTCACGTTCCGGCGCTGGCTGCGGGCTGGCGTAGACCGGCATGACATCATCGTGACCCTTATTACTTTCATCCGTCAGCGACCAGAACAACCGTCCTGCTGGATGCTTGAAGATGTAAGCCACTGGCTCGCTGTCCATTGCGGCCAGCGCGATTTCAAACAACGCCGCACATTGGTTTACATGGGCGCGGCCTTCACCCGTTATCTTCGTGTGACGGCAAAACTCAATTTGCTCCTGCGCCTTTTTAATTAACTGCTTTCTGGGTATGGTTGATTTGGTCATTGGTTGGCTCCTTCTGCTGCCCGGTTAACTATCACGCCGTCGTATACTTCTTTGAGGTGGCCGCGTAAGTCCATGCGACGGAGCGCGCTAAACATGTAATCGCATTCCGCCTGTTTGTTAGCCTGAAATGGCTTGCTGTCCCGGTTAACCCACTCCCAGTTTCCAGGCCAGCCGTGAACCTTCTTAACCCGACCTTTGACCACATGAAGCAATCCCCAGCCAGGCTGCAAATCCTCAATATTTACGATACCCGGCTCACTAATCATGAAACGCCAGTCTCCCATGCCCTTCTCGGGTTCAACACGGAAAGGCTTCTTGCGGTCGGCCAACAAGTCAGAACGAGAGCATTTAGCCTCAATCAGACAACTGGCCCCATTGCGAAAGCCGATTGCATCAGCCTGCTCACCGTATGGCGTCCATGCTCGGAACCGGTCATGAAAGGCCACCTTGAAACCGTTGTTTTGCAGAAAGCGGCAGGCTATCTGGCAAAGTTCATCGTGTGTCAGTGCCATCACTCAGCCTCCACCTTGATGCCAGCGGCAGTTAGTATCCGCTCGACTTGTTCCTGATAACCCTGACCACCTGCGCTAACAGCTTGCGGCAGCTTCACGGTGACGGTGCGGGACTCCAGCGATGACAAAAGCGCTTTAATTTCTCCTTGCTGAAATGCAATCGTCTCCTGCGCCTTCTCCAGCGCCTCTACCAGCGCCACAAAGTCCAGATAGCTCACGTATTCGCCATCGGTTTGGTTTGTGAAAACGCCTTGAGAGTTTGTGCCGTACCGCGTTGGATTTTGCGCCAGTTCGGTGATATCAGTTGTCATGCGGCACGCCTCAGGAACTGATGCTGGTCCAAGGATGTCCATTGAGAAAACAGACACTTCTTTCCCTGCATTATTGGTCAGCCAGTATTCAGCATCCTCGGCAATGTTGAGAGTCAGAATGCCATCGCTTGCCGTGCGGACCTTCTGTCCGTGTTTCCACCATTCTGGGAATGACTTGCTCATTTGTCGGCCTCCTCGCGCAGCTGCTGGGCGAACTCGTAGGCAGCATCAGGTAATGAGCGGTAATAAGCCCTTGCCTCAACGAATACAGAATTTTCTTCACCGCAGTAAGCCGCAAATTCTTCCACCCCATCAGCCTTAATCCCGGCTACGATGCGATCGGTTGCGGGGGTTTCCGCATTGAGAACAAACTGGAATTCATGGAGCGTCTGACCGTCAACAAAATCACCGAGTGATGGATCAATCAGTTTATTAAGCCTCGAGTACACTGCGCACGCTTCGCCTAGCAATTCCTTACCCTTTGACTTCATCGCCACATTCTCCGCAGCCAGCTGCTTAAACGCTTTCGCCAGCTTCAGGAACTTCTGCTCTCTGATCGACAGCTCGCCTGCCGACTCCAGGGAAGCGATGAGCTCGTTTACAGCCTGTAATGTGATAGTCATTTTCTTACTCCCGCCAGGCACTGGTTAAACAGGTTGGTCATTGGGTTTACGCCGCCAGGACGCTGGCGATACTGAACAGACGGATCGCTTTCGGTTACGGCTGTCGTGTCGATCAGGGTGTAGCGGTAGCTCCTGCACTCACCCTCACGCTTAACCTGTCCGTCACGGTGCATCTGCCACAGGGAGGAATTGACCACTGAAGAGTCAAGCCCGGTACCGCGGCGGATATCCTGAAAGCTGCAGCCAGGATGCTGGCCGATGAAGTTAATAACGGCTTGTTTGCCAGAGTTCTTTTTCATGACCGCCCTCTCCCCAGTCCAAATTTCGCCCGAATTTCTGCGATTTTGTTTAACCCCTGCTCCTGACTTAATGGCCGGCCACCAAGTTTTGGAATCTGCTTAACCGGCTCTGGAATCGCTTCTCCTGCGTTTAAACGACGCACCATACGCATCAGCTCATCCTGAGCCTTGCGGCGCAGCTCAGCGTCGCTGAGGCCGTTTGCGCGCATGTCTGCGTACAGTCCAGTAACCATCCAGTAGCAGGCCTTGTGCTTCAGCGTTACCGGCGTGACGTTGTGCTCTGGCCACGGATAGGACTCAGCATCCGGGTATTGCCCGCGGGTCCGGCAGTACTGGTAAACCATATCGACCAGCTCCACTGCATCCGGCAGCCCGGCAGATACGGCTGATTCCGATTTGCACCAGGCGACAAACTGACCCGGCGATGGCATGAATGGACGATCCTGTTTGCGGGCAACGCGCATTCCGGCGTTGATTTGCTCCATGGAGACAATCCCGTTTTCCTTGAACGCCAGAAGCCACTGCCGGCGCATCTCGTTCATCTCCTCGGGTGTTTTGCTGGCCAGCGCCGGGAACACAGCGAGCAACTGGCGGAACAGTTCGTTGAAGATCTCCGCAGTCTTTGCCGCCTGGCGCTTTACTGCCTGCTCGTCCTGCATTTCAGGAAGCCCGGCAGCCACGCGCTGGAAGTTTTCTCGGTCGAAGTTGTGCATGCTTTCAGCGATTGATTTCATTCGAGCACCCCATAAATCCAGTCAGTGTTGTTCAGGTCGACTTTTGGCTTCCCGGCAACCTGAAACCCTGGCGCGCTGCGCTGCATGGTCAGCTTGTCCCACTGCTTGCGCAGCGCTTCAGGGCTCAGGATGTTGCGATGCCAGAACGAGTCTTTGCTGGCCCAGTCGTACATGGCGCAGATATCCTGGTGGCTGCGGTTGTCGATCTGACGCATCAGTCGAACCGTGTTTGACCAGGTGGTCATGTCAGGAGCTTTGCAGGTTGGGTTGATCATCCTGACCCTGGAGAAAATCCACTCGGCAACGCGAACGTCTTCTGCGGTTCCCCACTTGCTGCCGCTGGGTGTGTAAACCGCGGCATCAGGATGGGCAGACAAAAATTTCTTCAGGCGGACGTCAGAGGATTCGCCAGAATTCTCGGACGAAGATCTTTTAATGTTTTTATTCTTGTTATTACCTTCTTGTTCATGTTGTGCGGTTGTTTGTGCGGCTTCATGTGCGCCATCATGTGCGGGTACCACCTTCAAACCCGCGTCATTGCTGGGCTCGTCATGTGCGCAAGTATGTGCGGCTTCATGTGCGGCTTCATGTGCGGGTAAATTGTCTGTTTTTTGAGCATATTCTGCAAAATTTGTGATGGTGATCACTCTCCCTTTTTGCTTCTCACCTTCGATAGAAATCATCCCTTCGCGTACAAAAACAGCCAGCATTCTCTCCACTGAATCGCGACTAGTAGGATTCCCTTTCCGGTCGCAAAGCTGCAGCCCTAAATCGGCCGCTGTGACCACCAGTTGACCGGGCAGCAGTGACCACTCATGACCTTTGAAAGTCGCTCTGAATGGCTGACGAGCAGCATTAAGCAGCAGGTTTTCCCACAGGGTTCTGAGGTAAACATCTTTTGCCCAGGACTGCTTGAGAACGCTCCGGTACAACGGGATGTAGCCAGATTTCTGGTTTTCCATCCGGTTGCTCCTGAATTGCCCCGGCGCGGCGCCGGGAAACTTGAGTATTTCTGCGGTGTTCATGCTTCACTCTCCCAGCCGGCCTCTTTCAGGAATTCGCGATAGTTGTCCAGGATGGCGCGCGCATCAGCTGGCAGTTCAATGTCAGCCTGATCAGCGACTATCTGGAGAAACTGGCGCGCCTTTGCTGCGCTAAACTGCGGCAGCGCCGCGCTGCGGGTTAATTTCGATTTACCTGACGCTCTGGCCTTATCCATCTGGCGAACAGCTACAGAGGCCGCCTGGGGGCCGTGCTCGCGGGATAGTGCTACCGCGGTTGTTGGGGATACCTCGCCGGCACGCACCATGCTGATCAGCTCCTCTCCACAGGTCAGCAAATGCAGGTGATAGTCGACGTCGGACAGAGAACGCTTAACCTTCTTCGCGATCTCGTCCGATTCCCACCCCTGATTTCTCAAACGCTGATATGCAGCTGCGCGTTCCAGAGCAGTGAGAGGCTTGCCCTGGTTCCGGGTAACCATGAAGGCGATCCGGTCAGCTTCGTTCCCGACGAAGTCTTTGCACTCAAGACGAATGATGTCAGCACCTGCTTTCGTCGCTTCAATGGCGCCGTAATAGCGGTGGTGGCCGTCGATAACCTTCACGCCCTTCTCGGTAACCTGGACGTCCAGCGGAGGCACCGACTCGCCAGCGATAAACGCATCGCGGAATTCAGCTACGTGATCCTGGTCGATTTCGCGGATATTCAGTCCGGGCTCGACGTACAGCTCTGACAAAGGAACGGTGTAAGTTTTGTTAACCACCGTTCCGGTGCCGTTTTTGTCTTTGTGCTTGTAAAGCTGGTAAAGTGAACTCATAATTACTCCTGTGAATTGATCCAGTTAATTCGCGTAGAAAGCCGTTAGTGCTCGAACACTGCGGCTTTCGCCTTTTCTACCCTTCATTAGTCCCATCCCAACGGTCCTGGTCGGCACCGCTCTGCACGTAATCCGATATCTGCCAGCGTTTCTACCGACTGCAGGTAATGCCGGGAAACCACTACCGCTTCAGGCGGCACAACCTGCAGACCAAGCACGGACAACTCTTTTGCTATGTCAGCGAAATGCCCTTCCCCCTTTCTGCGACTGACTGTTGATTCACTGATACCCAATATCTCCGCGTAAGCCTTCTGTCCGATGGATGAAAGGCGGTTGAGTAAAACCCCCTCCAGCTCAATCGGGTTGAGGATTGGCGGTTCTAAGTTGCGGGCTATTGCATTCTCCATCTGTGATAATTCCTCTGGTGGTGTTTGAAAGGCCGATAACATCGGCAACTTATTGAGATTGAGATGGCATCTCGCCATAAAGCAGCCACTTAGGGTCGCAATGGAGCGCAGTTGCCAGTTCGAACAAATAACGTGGGCGCTTGGTTGCCCCGGCCTCAATTGCCTGCAGAGACTGCTGTCTCATGCCAACTTTTTTTGCTAATTGCGCCTGAGACAGATTCATCTCTTCGCGCTTTTTTTTGAGGCGTTGCGAAATGGTTTCCATGTTACCTCCTACAGTTTTATCTGTATTCTGTGACAGTTATTTCTGTTTGTCAATTACAGTTTTAACTGTGAATATCAAGGCATACATTGAGAGGGATTTATGAGCCTTGCAGATCGCGTAAAGCAAAAGAGAATTGAGCTCGGTCTAACGCAGACCGAGGCAGCGTTGAATGCCGGAATAACGCAGCAGTCATGGCAGAGCATTGAAAAGGGAGACACCAGAAAACCTCGTAACATTATTGGCATAGCTAAGGCGCTAAAGTGCGATCCTGACTGGCTAATGAATGGCGGAGCCTTTATGCCTATTGCTGAAGTTAGCAGCAAGAAGGTGCCTCTCATAAGCTATGTCCAGGCAGGGGCTCTCGCAGAAAAAAATCCCATTGAGGCATTTGATGGGAGTTTTGAGTACATCCTTACAGACAACGAAGTTTCTGATTTTACTTTTGCTTTACGCATCGAAGGCGATTCGATGGAGCCAGACTTCAAGGCTGGAGATGTGATCATTGTAGACCCCGAAGTTGAGCCAACCCCCGGAGAGTTTGTTGTGGCCAAGAACGGTGGGGCTCAAGCGACCTTTAAAAAATATCGGCCTACTTACACGGATCACCTGGGCTGCCAGCATTTCGAGCTTGTGCCATTGAATGATGACTACCCGATTATCAGTAGCGAGCATCAACCACTAACAATCATCGGCGTGATGATTGAACACAGAATCTATCGAAGAAAGCGCTAACCCCTTCCCCCTCTCAGAATAGAACCGGCGTATGCCGGTTTTTTTTCGCCCCATCAAAATAAATCACCTTTCATTACAGTTAGATATGTAATCAATGACAAAAAATACAGTTTTGTCTGTTGACGAAAATACAGTTTTATCTGTAAATTTAAGCCATCCAAACAACAACGTTGGCGCCGGTAATAGGTAACAACGCTCCGTTAGCCGCGATAAGGCAAAGGTGAAGAGATGATCCGCGAAGAAGACAAGCCTGCATGGCGTAATTTTTGGTTAAAGGTCGTTCCGTTTTTGGTTGCTGTCCTTTTTTTTAGCTTCGCATGCTGGGGTGGAAAATGAGCAAAGAAAACAATGGCGGCCCTGCATACCCAACGCAAGGGTACGAAGGTTTGACTGTTCGTGATTACTTTGCAGCAAAAGCGATGCAGGGCTGGCTGGCAAGTTATCCAGCTGGCATTGAGCACCCTGCGACTAATGAAGATGATTTCATTATTGCTGGGCTTTCTTACCTGATGGCTGATGCAATGTTGAAAGCGCGGGAGAAAGTATGAGCAAACAAGGCATTCGTTCACTGATTTACTGCCTGCTGATCTGCGGCGTTATCTGGACAGCGTTGATTATCAAAATTCTGCACGTTACGGGGGTGTTCAATGGCTAACTCAATTCCTAACAGCGGACGCGCCGTGATGATGCGTAACGCTAAAACTGGCGCCACCTGGAAGGTTTCACGTGACTACCTGAAAGAAACCTTCTGGTTCGAGCCACAGGGCAACCTGCGCCACATTCGCAAGGCATTTGAGGCACGCGACCTGCTGCCGAACCTGGTTCCAGCCGGGACGCATTAACCGCGCATATCAGCGCACGAATTTAACTGAGCTATCAGGCGGCTTTCATCGCGCCGGGGATTCTTACAACCAAATTTCAGGGGAAACCATGAGCGAAATAATGGATTTAACCGTCATCGAAATAAAACCAGAACAGGCACCGACCCTGTACCGGGCTGGCGGTCTTGACGCTTACCTGGAGCAGATTCGCCAGGCCGTGAACGAGGTTCCGGACCTGACCACTAAGAAAGGTCGTGATCGTGTTGCGTCTCTGGCGGCGCAGGTATCACGCAGCAAGACGGCAATCGAAAAGCCGGGGCGCGAGTACCTGAAACGCCTTAAAGAGGCTGTGCGCCCTGCTGAGGCGGAAATTAAGCGGTTCGTTGACGCATGTGACGAGCTGCGCGATGCGACCCGTAAGCCGCTGACCGAATGGGAAGCCGAACAGGAACGCATTAAGGCAGAAGAAGCCATGAGCGCACTGCATGCCGAAGCACTGGCGATGAATGAAGAGTTCGATCGGCAGCTGGCTGCTCGTATTGAGTCTGACCACGAAATGGCTCTGCTGATGAATGACGCTTTCGACCGAGAGCAGGCTGAGAAGAAAGAAGAAGCCGAACGCCAGCGCATTGCCCGTGAAGAAGAGATTAAGCGCCAGGCAGAAGAGAAAGCGAAGCGTGAAGCAGCAGAACAGGCGCAGCGTGAAATTGGCGCTGCAGCCGCCAGAGAGCGCGAAGCGATTTTGGCCAAAGAGCGAGCCGAACGTGAACAGAGAGAAGCAGCTGAGCGTGCGGAGCGTGAAAAGCAGGCCGCTGTGGAAGCAGAACGCCGCAAAGCACAGGAAGAAGCCGATCGCATCCGCCGCGAGACAGAGCAACGCGAACAAGCCCGCCTGGCTGAGGAGAAGCGCAAAGCCGATGAGCAGGAGCGCCGCGAAGCCGACGTTAAGCATCGCAAGGCTGTAGGCACTGAAATCGTCAAAGCTCTTATGGCCAATACCAGCCTTACCCGGGATCAGGCTATCGAGGTGCTCACCGCGGTTAAAGACGGCCGCATTCCTCATACCGGTATCAGTTACTGAGGTGCTTATGAACATCAAATGTGAATGCACAGACATGCGCACATCTGTAGGCCCGCATAACACGTTAACCGTCGAGCTGGAAGACGTGGTGCTGTCGGGGACGGTTAACAGTCGTGAAGTCCTCATGCAACTGGATTGGGACGTGGTGATCGAATGTCTGGCGGAGCATGGCTACGTCATTACTCATCGGGAGAAAGCAGCATGAGCGCGGCTGAAAAATGGGATGACGACGAATTCATTCAGCTGATGAGCGATGCGATCGGCGAACGTGATTTCGACGATGACGAACCAGTAAACCTTTCTGCGGAACGGCAGAACCCGGTTATCAGCTGGGATGAATTCGCGGGGAATTTTCAATGAATCTTGAGCTACTTGACGCCCCATTCCCGCATAAGGATATCGAGTGGCGTATTCAGCAGGCAGGGAAAAGCGGATCGTCAATTTGGGCAAAGGTCCTGGCCTATGTCACAAACCGGGCAATCATGAAACGCCTTGATGAGGTTTGCGGAAAGGCTGGCTGGCGTAATGAGTACCGCGATATCCCAAACAATGGCGGCGTCGAATGCGGAATTTCCATAAAGGTCGATGGGGAGTGGATCACCAAGTGGGACGCATCCGAAAACACGCAGGTTGAGGCTGTAAAAGGCGGACGCTCAAGCGCTATGAAGCGCGCTGCTGTTCAGTGGGGAATAGGCAGGTATCTCTACGATCTGGACGTAGGATTCGCAACCATATCAGGCGAAAAAGCAGAAGGTTTTACTTACGCACGAACTAAAGAGTTAGGCGCTTTTTACTGGAAGCCGCCTGCTCTGCCTGCATGGGCTCTTCCATCGGCGGTTTCAAGCAGTGAACAGTATAAGCCAGCGGTAGAAACAAACAGCGAACAGTTTCAGCCAGTAAAACCGTCGATAACCATGGAGGAAGCTGACGATATTCTCGCGGAGTTCTGCCGGGAAATCGAGAGTGAAAACAACCCGGAAGTCATAACTCAAAAATACAGCGAAGCATGGTTCGCTCTGGACGGATTTTCCGAACATCAAAGCAAATGCCATGAGGTAACTGGCATCAGGCGCAGGGAAATAAAACAGGCGTTAGGAAGCACTGAAAGTGCAGGTGGCAGCCATGAAAGTAACAGCTGAGTCAATCCTGTCCATCCTGCGCAAGGACGCGCGGAACAACATTACGGTATTTCATCGCTGGCAAACAGTGCCTGGAGAAGGTGCGCATAACGTTGGGATAACCCTGAACTTTCATGAGCCCTATTACGCCGGATGGGCCCCTGCGCTGGAAATGAAAGAGGTATTCATCTCAGTACCAGAACTTGAGGTCGTTAAGCCTTTCCTGACTGTAGAAAGCTGGGGGGACTTAACACTTGGCGGGGAAATTTACCGGTTACCACGGGAGGCCCAATGAATAAGCAGAGCATCGCACCAGAGCAATTCCGCGCCGTCGCCGGAACCATGCCTGCCTGTCGCGCAGCGGATGCGCTGGGGATTAGCCAGGCGAACTTCTACCGCCTGGCACAGAGCTATTCCATCAGCACAGCATTTGTCTACAAGCCCTGGAAGCCAGAGGAGAAGCAGATCGTCGCTGAAATGCGCGCTGCAGGCGAGTCGCATAAAAGCATCGCCATGAAGATGGGCCGCAGCGTTGCATCGGTATCCAGGACTTTAAGCCGCATGAGAAAGGCAGACACGAAAAGAGGTGCGCAATGACTGATTTCGGCGGATCGAAAACTCCAAAAAATGAACGTGACTACTGGCAAACGCCGATTGAAATTTTCAACGCGCTCGACCGCGAGTTTGGCTTCTGGCTGGATGCTGCAGCCTCTGAGAGTAATGCGCTATGCGCTCACTATCTCACTGAGCTGGATGACTCGCTGAACAGCGAATGGACGTCATACGGGGCGATCTGGTGTAACCCGCCCTATTCCGATATCGGTCCATGGGTGGAAAAAGCTGCTGAGCAATCCCGGGCGCAGTCTCAGGCCGTAGTGATGCTGTTACCAGCTGACATCTCTACTGGCTTGTTTATTTCAGCCATGCAATCAGCTGATGAACTCAGGCTCATAACCGGCGGCCGTGTTCAGTTTGTTCCGGCATCCGTTACAGGAAAGCGCCAGAGCAACCCCAAAGGCTCGCTCCTGTTTATCTGGCGCCCGTACATCACCCCGCGACACATAATCACGACCGTATCGCTGGCTGAGTTAAAGCGGATCGGGAATCTGGAGGCTGCATGAGCGAGGCAGCTTACTGTCAGAAAGAAGAGGAATTGCGCGGTAAACACCGGAGGCCGTGATGTTCAAGTTAATTCAGAGAGGCCAGGTCTTTGCTGATTGCCACGGATGGCCGGTAATTGTCGCCGGCAGTGACGCTAAGGTGGTTCGCTACTGGCGCCAGGGGCGGATCAACACAGCAAGCATAGACCGCTTTAATAATGATTTCGAGCCGCTCTCTCACGAAGAGGCCCAGCAGATAAAGGCAGATCTTGAGCAGAGCGAACACATTAAGAAACTGCGCTCACAGAGGGCAGCATAACCGGGAGGGAATATGGCGTCTGACAAACCGATAACAGCACAGCAGGCCGCCGATTTGCTCATCGTGTCGGCGAGGGTGATCTACCGCCTGATTGAGTCTGGAGAGCTCGCCGGCCGCAAGGTCGGCAATAAGTACAGAACGACCGAGGCTGCGTGTATTGCATATTTGAAAACCCCGCGCGATCCTGTCATCGCGAACGCGGGTGAACATAAAGGAGAAGTTTTATGTCAATCACCCTCAGGGGCGGCGTGTGGCACTGTCATTTCTTTACGCCGTCAGGAAAAAGAGTTAGGCGATCTCTTGGCACGGGGGACAAAAAGCAGGCTCAGGAGCTCCACGACAAGCTGAAGGCGGAAGCGTGGCGGGTTGACCAGATCGGCGACCTGCCCGTCAGAACCTTCGAAGAGTGCTGCATCCGGTGGTTGCGCGAAAAAGACCATAAGCGATCGCTGGATGATGACAAAACAAAAATTGAGTTTTGGCTGCAGCATTTTTCCGGCCGTGATGTCTCGAAGATAACGGCGGAGGAAGTTCATGAAGCCGTTAACGGGATGATCAACCGTAAGCACCTGCAGGTGTGGGAGAGTAAGCGTGATGCCGCGATGAGGAAGGGAAAGCCGGTTCCGGAGTACAAACCACGGCAGGTTTCGCAGGCTACGAAGGCGCAACACCTTTCCTTCATTCGATCCCTTCTCAGGGCCGCGGCGAATGACTGGGGCTGGATAAAAACAGCCCCTGTTATCAAAACCCGCAAGCCGATCAGTAAGCGGATACGGTGGCTGACCAGAGAAGAAGCTGAGCGGCTGATCGAGTGCATGCCGGAGAGCATTAAGCCAGTGGTGATATTTGCACTGGCAACCGGCCTGCGCCGCTCAAACATCATCGGGCTTGAGTGGCAGCAGGTCGATATGCAGAGAAAGGTTGCATGGGTAAATCCGGAGAACGCAAAAGCGGGCAAGGCGATTGGCGTGGCTCTGAATGATACCGCATGCAGGGTATTAAGGGATCAGATAGGGAAGCACTCCCGGTGGGTGTTTGTTCACACGACGGCAAAACATCGCCCCGATGGAACACTAACGCCCGCGGTTAGAAAAATGCGGGTGGATGACAATAACGCCTGGCGCGCCGGGTTGAAAAAAGCGGGGATCGAGGATTTCCGTTTTCACGACCTCCGGCACACCTGGGCGAGCTGGCTGATCCAGTCCGGCGTCCCGCTTTCTGTTTTACAGGAAATGGGAGGATGGGAGAGCATCGAGATGGTACGTCGCTATGCTCACCTGGCACCGAACCACCTGACCGAACACGCACGGAAAATTGACGCCATTTTTGGCGCTAGCGACACAAATACGACACAAGGAGGAAATCAGGCTGGTTTAAAACTGGCGTAA